CCCGGGCGACGTTTCGCGCCTTCTCGTAACTTCTCATGCCGCCGAGTCCGAGCATTCCGAGCAGAACTGGCATCATTGTATCCATCTCGATGAGATCGAGTCTTATGTCTTGACCAGCGAACTCCATGCCGAGATTGATAAACGGGATCAGAATAAAGTTGAGCAGCATCGCTAGAGCGCACACCCAGCCGACCGCAGGACGCCAGCCAGCGACGAACATCGATTGATGCGCCGCTTCTATCTGGTTCGTCTTGATCTGCTCGACGATCTGCTCCTGCGCTTGCTTCTCGGCAAGTGTAGCGATCTCGTGAGCCAGTAGCGCCCGCTGGTCTTTGTCTTCGATAAACTTATCGAGTAAGCCAGAGACCGGGGCGACCAGCGATGAGATTAGATTTAGCATCAAACCACTCGAACCTTAAGGTTATTACCTGCCAACGCTGTAATCCTTACCGAGCTGCTAGTCGGAGCATCAAAGTCATAGTCAGTTCCTAAGACCGCACCTTTGTTCAACACAGTAGCATCGTAGTTAATTGCTACGCCGTCTGACGAAGGCACTGTAGAACCCGATGTCATATTAAAGACAATAGCTAGATCAAGATCGTCACCAAGAGCTATGTGGTTCGGGTCTGTAACAGCGTCTAGTTGAGTCTTGTCCATTTGGTTTGTGTAGTTTGTTGTGCCTACAGAATATTCGTTTACATTGTCTGAAGAGTAGCCAATAACAAACATTTTAGTTCCGTTTGAATTAAAAGCTATACCTCTTGGATTTATTTCTTGTGCTGAAACACTAAAAGCATCTACAAAAGCTGCTGTTGATACATCAAAACCTGTAGACAATGTATATTCATTAACATCGTCCCCAGTACTTCCAATAATAAACATCTTAGTTCCGTCAGTGTTAAATACTATCCCCTGCGGCGAAGAGTCTTGAGATGAAACAGAAAAGTTTTGGGAATAAGAAGCAGTTGATACATCAAAACCAGTTGATAATGTGTATTGATTTACATTTTGATTAGCTCTACCAATAACAAACATTGCAGTGCCATCAGAACTAAATGCTAATCCCTGTGGCGTTGTATCTTGAGCCGTTACTGAAAAACCATCTACAAACGAAGCAGTTGATACATCAAAGCCAGTAGACAATGTGTATTCGTTTACAGAATCGCCAAGAACAAACATTATAGTTCCGTCAGTATTAAATGCTACCGCAGCAGGATATAATTCTTGTGAAGAAACACTAAAACTATCAACAAACGATGCGGTCGATACATCAAAGCCAGTAGATAGAGTATATTCGTTTACGTCCTGTCCTGTTTGTCCAATAACAAACATCTTAGTGCCGTCAGTATTAAAAGCAACATCCATAGGCGTTGCTTCTTGACCAGCAACACTAAAAGACTGAGCAAATGATGAAGTAGAAACATCATAGCCCACAACATTTTCAGCACCCTCCATAGCCTCAGCCAACGTAGCTAACTCTGTGTTAGTCGTGCCGTTAGTCCAAGTCTCTGAAGCGTATGTAGCGTTAGAGTTGTACTGCCAAGTACCACCGTTGTTCCTGACAATGTCTCTCTCGCCATCTGTGTTATCTATAACAGTCCACGTTGTTCTGTCGTCTGTAGAGATAGCATAGTAGACGTTACCGTCACCTGCGGCTTGGTCAGCCGTCATTGAGTTGATGTCTGTCCAATACTGAGTGTCTGTTGAGGCTGTGGTGTGTACTGGATGGTAGCCTGTTGGGAAAGCTAATGAGCCTATGGAGTATTCATATAAAGAAGTAGTAATAACTCCAGAAACAAACATCTTAGTACCGTCACTATTAAAACCCATTCCTGCTGGAGCTGCATCTTGAGAAGCAACGCTAAAGCTATCAACAAACGATGCAGTTGAAACATCAAAACCAGTTGAAAGCGTATATTCATAAACTGAAGCGTTGCTATTTCCCATAACAAACATCTTAGTTCCGTCTATATTAAACGCCACTTGTTCTGGCGATGTATCTTGAGCTGAAACACTAAAGCTATCAACAAATGAAGCAGTTGAAATATCAAAACCTGTTGACAATGTATATTCGTGTACACTATCTGCGCTAGAACCAGCCACAAACATTTTAGTTCCGGTATTATTGAATGCAATCCCAAGCGGAACTGTATCTTGAGCTGAAACACTAAAGCTATCTACAAATGAAGCTGTGGATACGTCAAAACCTACGCTCAATGTATATTCGTGTACACTATCTGAGCTAGCACCAACAATAAACATTTTGGTTCCATTGGTATTAAATGCTATTCCTCTTGGAATTGTATCTTGAGAAGTAACGCTAAAGCTATCAACAAATGAAGCAGTTGAAAGGTTAAAACTAGTTGACAATGTATATTCGTATACACTATCTGAGCCGCTACCTACAAAAAACATTTTTGTTCCATTATTGTTAAAAGCTATTCCTGCTGGGGTTACGTCTTGGGCTGAAACATTAAGGCTATTTACAAAACTAGCAGTACTTACATCAAAACCTGTAGCAGGGTCAGCAACACCACTAAGCTCCAAATCCCCATCCGCAGCATTATAGACAACACCGTACATACTCCAGTCACCACTAGCGACCTGAGCGTATGATGTAGGCGCTGTAGTTTCTACATAAGAGCCGTCTGTGGCTGTTAAGACAAACGCGCCGTCATTGGCTTCGATGGTCTTGCCTACGTCTGCTGAGGCGAATGAGCCTGTGCCGAGTGCCACTGATGAGAATGGGACAGTATATTCATTTACATCTTGTCCAATCTGTCCAACAATAAAGATTTTAGAAATGCTGCTATTAAGAGCTATTCCGTATGGATTTGTATCTTGAGAAGCTATGCTAAAATTCACTACAAAAGAAGCGGTTGATAAATCAAAAGCAGTTGTTAAAGAATACTTGTTTACCGTGCCGTTACTTCCTGCGACAACATACATTTCTGTGCCATTAGTGTTAAATGCAATTCCTGTAATATCATGCGCTGGCAAAACTAAAATATAAGTAAATGAAGCAGTGCTTAAATCAAACGGCGTAGATAATGAATAACTTGCAATAGTTCGAGCATAACTAGCAGCAGCCGTGCCAAAGCCGCCAACATACATTTTATTTCCGTCAGAACTAAATGCAAAAGAATAGGTCGCATCAAACTGTGTAGCTGCGGAAAAGTTTTGAACATAAGAAGCTGTTGATATATCAAAGCCTGTAGATAAAGAATATTCATTAACATCTTTTGCAGATTGGTCTAAGATATACATTTTAGTGCCATCAGCATTAAATGCTAATCCTGTTGCATTTGTTACTTGTGCTGATATTGAAAAACTTTGTACAAAAGACGCTGTAGAGACATCATAAGCAGTTGATAACGAGTATTGATGAACAGAGGCAACACTATAGCCACAAACAAACATCTTAGTTCCATCTGTATTAAACGATACAGCTCTTGGAGCAGTCGCTTGAGATGAAACAGAAAAAGAATCAACAAAAGACGCAGCCGATAAATCTGTTGCAAAATCCAAAGTAGTCGCATAAGCACTATCAAGTCTCGTGTAATTCTCTGTATTCGAATTAACATCCCAAGAGTTATTAGTCACTCCTGACTGTGGTACTTCTTTCGTCACAGAAACGACAGGCGCAAGTACAGAGCTGGTCAGTGAGATTGTAGAAGATTCGTCAGTAGTGAATGTCTTGGTCAACGTGCCGAGCGTTGGGTCTGATTGTACTTCTACCCATTCCACACCATCTTCGGCAGCGTTTACTGACAGCTTCTTTAAAGCATTTCCTGCTAGAGACGGAATTCCAGCAGCAGCTTGAGCGGCAGCGGCGTATATCTGCGCGTTTGTTTCGGATGTTGAAGCGTTGCTCTCTGCCGTCTCCGCATTGGTCTCGGCAAGTTCAGCAGCAGTTTGCGCAGCTTGAGCAGCAGTGACATTCGCAGCGATGCCGCCGATGTCTGTGTTCATCTGCCCGATTGAAGTGTTTAGCTCGCCCTGCATAACTACCAGAGCAGCCAAGAAAGCATCTGCGCGAGATATAAATACCGCCGGGGCGTCGGTTCTCGCCGGAGCCGTTGGGAGTGTGCTTATAGTGTTAATCGTCATTATACTAGCCCTTCGATTTCAAGTGAGCATCTGGAAGTTGTTGGATTGCTGAGAATTATATCAAATTCTCGATAATATCCGTATACGATAGAGTTTCTGTTGCTTTCTTCGGCGATCCACGCGCACGGCGTAGTTCTCAGATCGGCTAGAATGTTTCGAACCGTTCCGAATACCGCTGTATCGAGAATCACGTCAACGTCTAGCTTGTTTGCGTAAGGCCCGTCTGTGATTGTCACTCGGCCCTGAGAGTCTGTGGTTTTCGTCGAGTAATCTATAATCGAATAACTTGCTCCGTGCTGAGAGAACCCGAGATCGGCGAACTGCCCGATAATCAGCGCTCCGCATTTAGCTGTAGCGGTATCAGTGAACGTCACAGTGATGTCTGCGTTCGCATACGGCGGCAGATCAAGAATCGCCAGTCGGTCATCCCGGACGATAGGCTCGAAGAAATAAGCGTACCAGTCCTGAATGCCTGAGTCAGATATCAGAGAGAACGTCTCGTCGTAGACCACACCTTCTGTTGCATCTTCTACCGTGACGGTGACTTCTGCGCAGTCGACGTTAATCAGAGCGAGAGAGTTCACCACATTTGGCGACTGTAGAACGTACTCCATGCCGCCAGCTTGCTCGGTCTGCTCTTGCACGATGCCATTGAATAGCTTCCAGCGGTTCGTGCTGGATACTTCTAGCCACCATGTGCCGTCGTCAGTTGTTGGATCGTTCCCGGTGTTAGCTGCTTGCTGCGACTCGTAGATCTTGTGAATGTTCGGAGTCGTGACGATTACCCGGTCACCGTCGGCGTAAGTCGTGCCGACCAGCCATGCCGAGTAGTCAGCCTCCGGAACATCCGAAGACTGAAATATCGTATCTGTAACCGTTTCCGGTCGAATTAACTTCATATTATGCCCTCACTGGCGGCAAGCCGTTCTTGTCCCAGCGATCATTGAGTCGATAGAGCTTCTGAGTGTTTCTCGCCACTGCGATCATTACGTCTTCGATACTCTGGCGCAGTCCGCTCATCTCGTCTGCTATGTTGTCAGACGCCCGGGCCTGTTCTGCGGTCTGTACGCGCTCTCCGGCGTGCAGTTCTGCGACATAGCCGTCATAAGGAACCATATCGAGACCGTCTCTATGCTGACCGTCGACATATTTTGCTTGATAGTCAGCTTGTGCTCTTGAGATAAAATCATCTCTTTGTTCTATATCTGAAGCAGATACTGATCCATCAATTATTGAGAACGGATTCACGTTAGAGACATCGGTTTGCGTGTAAACTCCGCTATCGTATGCGTCTCGCGCTCTGCCTATAAATGACTCTAATTCAGCATTTCTTTCTGTTCCGCTGGAAACGGTTTCATTCTCGCTACTAGAGTTTAGTGTCGCGTTTGCGTTATTCATTAGAATGCGGCTTCGATGCTCTAGTAATGAAGTTCCCGCCACATCCAGAATGTCCTTCGCTCCGCCAGATCCGAATATCTGCGAGATCTCGTTTGCTGAGAGATTGTTTCTTGCGCCGACCGCTCTCACCCATTCCTCAGCGAAAGTGTCGAGCTGCGCCGTCATCGGCTTGCCTTTTGTCTTTCCTTCTTCGATGAACGTGCCGAGAACCGTGCCCGGGCCTGAGCCTTCGACTCCGAGACCGTTGAACGTATGACCTGACAGATTAACCGAATAGCCCATGCTCTCGGCCAGAGCTGTTAGCATAGCGTCCAAGTCTCGCAGCGGCTTAATTGCTGCTTCGGCCTGAGCGTTTGTTGCGTTCTGCTTGAATCCTAATGGAGCGAACCCAGACTCGAACGGCGATGTCTGGAATATATTGTCGTCACTCATGCCTCCGGTTTTCGCCATAGTGATGCCAGCGGTAGATGTCGGAGTGCCGCCAGAGTCGAGACCGAAGCCCAGAGCAATAGCCGCGAGAGCCGCTGTCACCGGGTTAAATAGTAGCGCCCCAAGATTAGCCCCGGCAGCAGCCGCAGCCGTTGGCGGCCCCATAGTGCCAGCAGCAATGCCAGCGCCACCGCCGAACATACCGCCAATAAACTGCCCAGCGCTTGCCAGAACGCCTCCGGCTGTCAATCCTGCGGCTCCAGCTCCAGCAGCAGCAGCTCCACCAGCAGCAGTTCCACCAGCAGCAGCCGCAGCGCTAGAGGCCATCGTGCTAGTTCCAGCAGCAATAGCAGCTTGAGACGCCGCAGCACTACCAGCAGCCGCAGCACCACCAGCAGCCGCAGCACCACCGAAGACGCCGCCAGTTAATACCGACGCCGCTTGCGATGCCATAGATGCTATCCCAGCCCCTATTGATGAGAATATCCCGCTGAACATCCCGCTGATCGAAGTTCCTACTCCGCTGAATGTCCCGGTAATCATTTCGGCAATCTTGGATGCCGCCCAATCTGCGATCATTTGCAGAATCATCGCTTTGAACTTCTTGGCGAGATTGTCGAATGCGTCTCTACCGTTCTCGAACACGTCCATAAAGAAGCCAGAGATCTTTGTTTTCATCTCTTTGTATGCTTTCGCTGCTTCTTCTGCTGCTTTCTTCGCTTCTGTCTCAATGGCCTTCTGAGCCGCGTTATTGTCTTTCTCTAATTGCTTCGCTGCCTCAGATGCTGCCGATATTGCTGCTGCTTCATTATGAAGTTCAGTCGTCGCGGTAATTATCTGCTCGCCAAGTTCTGACGTAGCATCGACTCCGGCTTTCTGTAGATTGTTGCGAATATCAATTTCGAGATTGCTCATATATAGAGCTTCGGTCTCGTTGCTAATTGCTCCGAGCAGTTCTAGTGCTTTAGTCTTAGCCGCTTCTGTCTCTGCCGCCAGTTCATTCGCTGCGACTGCGTTCTTGTCGACTTCAATCGCATAGTCAGAGAGAGAGCGACCAGCGTTTTCGAACCCGGTCTCAGATGTTCCAACTTCGGTGTTCATCGTCTCCAGTTCTGCTTCCAGTTCTGCTATTCGTCCCTTCGTCTCGCCAATAGATGTGGCGAATGTGTTCGAATTAGTAGCGCCAGATTCCAGCTT